TTTCGATCTAACGTGTAACCATATCGCAAGCAGTCCCGCCATACAAGCGCCAAGGCACCAGCTTGCGAACAGCATTGATACAATTGAGAGCCAAATGAATGTGTTACTTTCTATCACGTTTTAGCTCCTCTAAATGTTCTTGCTTTAGTTTTTCTAACTCCCGTCTGATTATGTAATTCACGTTGGAAAGCTTCCTATATTCCTTTAAATCCTTGTCCATTTTCCTGAGTTTTAAAACTACAGTGTAGCGTCTTGGTGGTATTTTCATTGTCTTATTTTCTCCCGAACAAGATGTTCAAGCGTTCTCGCCACGATTCCATTTCTTCCTCTAAGCGTAGCCGATAGCCTTCCTCGTATCGTTCTTTCGGCGGGTTCTTTACGAAGAAATCAAACTTTTTTGCTAGGTTGAAATCCGCATCTAGAACGTCTTCTTCTGCGTCGGCATAGCCTCGCAGGAAGTCTTCAAAGTCTGTTGGTATCATTGTCTTTAGCTCCATTGTTGCGCCATTGCTTCAGCAATGCCTTGATAAGTTTTGCTGCGTTCTTTCCAGCGATCCTTGCTTGGCGGTAGCTTGTTCTGACCACTAGCAGTCTGGTTTGCTCGACGCGTCTTAGCATCGCCGTGCAACATATTTGTTGGCACGAGCAGTGGTAAATTTTTCAGCCATAGACAAGTTTTCTTGCTTGCGTCGTGACCAAACCACCAAGGCTGGATGATCTGATCTGGTTTGCGAATGCGCGAGCTAATGACGCTCACAGGGTTTTCTAGGGCAATGCGTTCAATAGGTGCATCCATTAGCCTTCGCACAAAATCAAGTGCATCCTCAGTCAGCTTTGGATCTCGAAGTCCTCGCGTCGTCCAGTGCATACCACTGACCGCTAAATAGGTACATGGTGGATGAGCAATCATTAGATCCCACCCATTGTTGATAATGTCAAAAACGTCGCCCTGATAATGTGGCCCTGGTTTATCCGTAGGCAATAGATCGCACGATACTGCATCGTGGCCCTTGGCTATAAAAGCGTCGCGTACTATGCCACTGTATTCGCAAGCTATGAGAACCTTCACTTTACCATGCTCCTAGTTGTTCAAGTAAGTTTCGGTCGCGATCAATTGAGCGCAAGTCTAATCCTTGAATTGCTTTTGATACCTCGCGGAATATAGCTTGCTGCCGCTCAGTCATCATTACTTGAAACCATATTCCCGCCTTGAACGGGTTAGCTTCCATGATTAGGGCTTCCCAAGCTGCCGCTGCATCGCTCGATGAATTAGGCCGCGATGCTTTCAATTTACCTTTATCCTTGCCGCGCGATACAAGCGCTCCATCTATTGCTGCAATTATCGCGTCTTTAAATTGCTCACTAGTCATTGTATTTGTTCCTCTCTTTTAGTTAATATCGACAACAAACCCGGATTGATCGCGCTTTGCTCTGCCCTTGGCATATAGCGCGACGACACAATTCTTAGGATCATAAAAGCGAACGTCCGTATCGTCGCCGTCCACTACTTTGAGGCCGTTAAATGTTCCACCATTGTCTAGCAATTGCTGGACCATAGCGCGCGTCCGAAATACTACTGCGAGCCGCTCACCATTGGTAATGGCGCGATTGACGAACGGACGATAGCCAATGGATCCGCTATAACTATATGTTAGGTCATACCACGTTGGAACGTTCCGGTTAGGAATTTTGGTATAGTCATAGACGCGCAATCCGTATTCCGCGACTAGTTCTGCCATTAAATCGCGCCAAGCTTCCCAACGTTCCCAACGTATATCGCTTGTACCATTGGGACGATACGCGGGGACGATACCGTCACGCGCGCAAGCTTTACAATGCGCGATCAGCTCTTTCCGCAATTGTGCAAGGAATGCTTCGGGGTATTGCTGAACAATGAGCGTCCGCATTGTCCGCGAGCACATAACACTTGACATCGCGCCGCGTCCCGCTGTGAAAAGGCACGGCTCGTGACAATTGGCTAGCTCTGCCATGGCGCATACGTTCTGTCCAGAGAGCGTATAAGGTGCGAGATATGTGACCGCTGTCCGAACGCCTAGTTTCTCGCCCTTAGAAGTCTTTGCGTCCATGCCTACTGTTATAGCGCTAAAAGATTGTGTCCGGGCTAAATAGTCGTCCATTTGCTCGCGCGTTCCGTTTGCGAGCTTGCTAGTGTTTAAAATAGGTATCATTGGCATTATCCTATACATTAAGTCATACTTGAATCTTGCATACATTATTAATACCTTGTAACGCTAATATTGCATACCAGGTATGCGTCTATTGCATAGCTCCAGGACTGTTGCAGAAATGCAACACTTGTTGCAAAAACAACACACTAGCCTGGTTTATCATATAACAATATCTGCATATGTTTATACCTTTTGCACACTCTCGCACTCACTGGAAATTTTCCAACATTGCCCAACATTGATCCACCATTGTTCACAATTGTTAGCCTGGGCTACATTGTGCAACATTGTGCAAGATTGTTTCCCGATACAATCAGCAACCTAATTGTTGCATAGCTTACAATTAGGACATTAATGATCAACATTGAAACAATTTTGTACCTAATCGTGAATGTTCCGGTTTTGTTCCAATGTTGTGACCCCCCCGGCGTTTTTATTTATATTTATGTCCTTTGGGTCCATTCTGGGGGAAAAATGAAAAATCCGCCCACCCTTGTTGACACCATTGTCTAACCATAGTATAATAAAAGTAATTACCAGGAGTTTCTGTATGGCTAGAAAACAGGCTAACCTTTGGGCTAACTACCGGAATCCCAAGGAACTGGAAGACGATCTTACAGAAAAAGAACAAGCGTTCGTTGAGGCCCTAATTGACCAAAAGCTCGAGCCTGAAGCGGCGTTTGACGCGGCTGGCTATACCGATAATTCTAATAAGCGCCGTCCCCGTGCTCTCATGCTCCAGCGTTACCTCTGGAGACACATTGAAAAACGTATTCAGTCCCGTATTTCTGAGACTACTACTTTAGCTCTCAACGTCCTAGAAGATCTAATGCGTACAGCGGAGTCGGAGAACGTAAAGCTAAATGCAGCAAGAGACCTACTGAGCCGAGCTGGGTACGACGCGGTCCACATGGTCAAACAAGAGACCACGATCAAAGAAGTCTCAGAAATGTCAGACCAAGAGCTAGACAAAGCGATTGCAAACCTGATGACCGACGACAAAGTTGTACCCATTAAGAAACGTAAATGACCAATAAAGTCCAAGCGTTAAAACTTTTAGAAGAAAAAAAGCGTAGAGTACTTACAAACCGCATTGTCCAATATGATCCCTACGCGTACCAACGTAGGTTCCACGCAGAGGGCCAAGATTGTCCACAGCGTATTCTTATGGCGGCAAACCGGGTAGGAAAAACCTTTTGTGGAGCAGCGGAAACCGCCTACCACATGACAGGCGAGTATCCAGATTGGTGGGAGGGGCACAGATTTAATCGTCCAGTTCGTGTCTGGGCCGCTGGCGAGTCCAACGACACAACCCGAGACATCATCCAGAAGGAACTTTTTGGTCAGCCGCAGGACCCCAGCCAGCTAGGTCACGGCGCAGTACCGCTCAAGAACATAGTAGATACCATACGTAAGCCAGGTGTACCTAACGCGTTTAGCGCAGCCTTGGTCAAGCATAAATCGGGAGGTAATTCGCAGATAAGTTTCAAGGCATACGAACAAGGCTTCGAAAAGTTCATGGGCGAGGCCATAGACGTTGTATGGCTTGACGAGGAACCAAGGCACGAAATTTTTAGTCAGTGTATAACAAGAACCGCCGATACAAGCGGCATAGTCTATATGACATTTACACCAGAACGAGGCATGACGAGCGTTGTCTCCTCGTTTATGAACGATCTTAAGCCAGGTCAGAGCTTAGTAACTGCGACCTGGGACGATGTAGAACACCTTGACGAGAAGACAAAGGAGCAACTGTTAGCCGTCTACAGCCCCGCAGAACGCGATATGCGCTCAAAGGGTATCCCTGTATTCGGTTCAGGACTTGTCTTCCCTGTGAACGAAGAGGACATCGTCTGCGACGACTTTGAGCTGCCAAGTCACTACAGGTGCTTGGCGGCTATTGATTTTGGATATGACCACCCCACGGCCATAAGCTGGGTCGCTTTCGATCCAGACGATGACGTGATCTATGTGTACGACGAATATCGTAGAAGTAAGGAGACACCGCTAACTCACGCTGCTGTACTAAACTCCAGAACGCCTGGAATGCCCGTAGCATTCCCTCACGACGGTCTACAGCACGATAAAGGCAGTGGGATACAGTTAGCACAGCAATACAGAGACTTGGGCGTGTACATGCTCCCAGAGCATTTTTCAAACCCACCGGTCAATGGAGCAAAGAATGGGAATAACTCAGTTGAGGCTGGCATTAGCGAAATCCTACAACGATTCGAGACGGGCCGTTTACAGATTTTTAGCTCATGTCAAGAGACGCTTGAGGAACTTAGGCTATACCATCGTAAAAACGGTAAAATCGTTGCAATAAAAGACGACTTGCTCAGTGCTATGAGATACGCTGTTCTCTCCGTTGAACGCTTTGGGGAAAAGTCTAAGAACAAAACGCACTACCGTCGGTACGAATTTGATAAACCAATCCAGTATTCCAACGCAGGGATTGTCTAATGCCTGTACGCAAGGTCAAAGGTGGTTATAAATGGGGCAGCAAAGGCAAGGTCTACACGACTAAAGCCAAAGCACGAGCGCAGGAACGCGCTGCATACGCCAGCGGTTATAAGCGCAAGGGGAAGAAATAATGGCTCTTGAAATGTCGGACGAGGAAATTCTTTCCCTTGTAGACTCAGAGATCAACGGCAGCACGTCGTATCTTGACTCCGAGATTGCTAACCAGCGCGAAAAAGCGATGGAGTATTTCTACGGGGAACCCTTTGGCAACGAGGAAGACGGACGTTCTCAAGTAGTCGTAACCGACGTACAAGACACCATCATGTGGATGATGCCTAGCCTGATGCGCGTCTTCACAGCCGGTGACAACGTTGTCCGTTTCGAGCCAGAAGGTCCAGAAGACGAAGACGTAGCAGAGCAGGCGACGAACTACGTTAACCATGTGTTCTATAACCAGAACAATGGTTTTATGGTCCTGTACAATATGTTTATGGACGCGCTTATTCAGAAGACAGGCGTGGTCAAGCACTACTGGGAAGAGCTGGAAGACGTAACTAGCGAAAGCTACCAGAACCTCACCGACCAAGAATACAACCTGTTGCTCCAAGACGACGAGCTAGAGCTAGACCAGCACACCGAGAGCACCGAGTACCGTCAAGCCATAGATCCAGCCAGTGGCGAAGTGATCCAAGTTGAAGAGACCGTGCACGATGCGGTTTTTATTCGTAGATCTGTACAGGGCAAGGTCACAGTAGAAAACGTACCACCGGAAGAGTTCCTGATCAATCGCGGCGCTAAGACGATCAAGGACGCACGTTTCATCTGCCACCGTTCTACCAAGAGCCGTAACGACCTGATCCGCATGGGCTTTGACGAGGATCTTATAGAAAGCCTACCGGCCTACAGTTCAGGTGCAAACGACATCACCACAAGCCCAGAGTACATGGCGCGTCACTCGTACGACTCAAGCCAAGTGTCTCCGCAGCAATCATCAGCCGAGCACGATCAGCTTGTAGAGATCTACGAGTCCTATATGAACTTAGAGATGGATGATTCCGAGATCGCGGTGCTGCATAAGATTACGCACAGTGGTAGCGAAATCCTAGACATTGAGCCGATAGACTACAAACCGTTCAGCGCTATCTGTCCTCTGCCTATTCCGCACAAGTTCTACGGTCTGTCTATCGCGGAACTTATCCAAGACGTACAGCTCATACGCAGTACTCTGACCCGTAACCTGCTCGACAATATGTACTTGTCCAACAACGGTAGGTTCCAGGTAGTAGAAGGGCAAGTCAACATCGACGACTTGCTGACCAACAGACCGGGCGGCATTGTACGCACACGTTCACTGAACGCTCTACAGCCTATACAGACACCAGCGCTTCAGAACTACGCGTTTCAGATGCTGGAGTACTGGGACAAGATCAAATCAGGCCGCACCGGGGTAAATCCCACTACACAGGGCCTCCCCGCTGA